TACAAGTAAGTAAAAAAGGACAACTCAAGTTTGTAGTTGGAGAAAAAGAACGTGAGTGGGAAGAAATGGAATCAGTAGTTAAACAGTTTAGAGATGTTGGTATTGATTGGCCAGTATGGATAATGCCAACAGGAGCTAGAGAAGAAGAACAAATTGCTAGTGCAGGAAAGGTAGCTGAGAAGGCATTTAAAAGAGGATACAATGTAGCTGCAAGAGTGCATGTATATTTGTTTGGAAACGCAATTGGAACTTAGTACCATTGTCATTATTAACTTTATATTTTATAATTGGAACTTATGAAAACTATTAATTATCCTTATAATGAATACAAAAAAGATCTTAACAAATTAGTTAAGCAAATTCAAAAGTCTAAAATTAAATACGATTTTGTTCTTGGTGTTGAACGTGGTGGTTTGATTCCAGCTGTACATTTATCTCATAGACTTGGTATTCCTCTTAAAACATTAACATGGTCATCAGTATACAAAGATGCAAGTATGGTGACATGGTTTGTACTTCGCAATAAAAAAATATTACTTATAGATGATATAGTAGATTCTGGTAAAACTTTTCTTGAAATATTTGGAAAATATTGGAATATGGATACAGCAGTTCTTATCTATAATAATATTAATGAATCTAAAATTAAACCAAACTATTATGGAAGAGAGATCAATAGAGTAGATACTCCTGAATGGTTTGACTTTTGGTGGGAAAAATGAAATTGAGTACAGTACATAAAATTAAACAAAGAATAGATGATGCTAATGCAAGTTATAAAGCATGTGATAATATATCTGAATTTATATTACCAGGTGAGATTAAAGATCTTATAGACGAAGTAGAAACAGCTTTTGATCATGTATTGGATACTTTGATTATTGATACTGAAAATGATAATAATAGTAAAGATACAGCTAGACGATTAGCTAAGATGTATATAAATGAACTTATGGCTGGAAGGTATAAATCGAAACCTAAAGTTACTTCATTTCCTAATAAAGGTCATGATAGGTTTGAAGGAATGCTTACTGTCAAAGCTGAGATTACTTCTATGTGTTCACATCACCATCAACCTGTAAAAGGTGTAGCGATTATTGGAGTTATACCAACAGGTGAAGTAATTGGTTTATCTAAGTATGTTCGTGTAGCACAGTGGTGTGCTAGACGAGGACAGTTACAAGAAGAGTTATGTAATCAGATTGCAAGAGAGATACAAGAAGCTACAGATACAGAAAATGTTGCAGTGTATATTGAAGCTACACACGGTTGTATGGAACATAGAGGAGTTATGGCACATTCAAGTCTAACACAGACAACTGTGGTACATGGACTTTTCCATAATGATGCTGTAAAGTCAGAGTTCTTTAATAATGTTAAGAATCAAATGAGGCATTGTTAGGAGGTAACATGGCACTTAAAAAACTAAAAGAAAATGTAGTAGGTTTTATATATGAATATTATCGTACTGATAATGATGAAATTGTATATAGAGGTTCTTCTGAGCATCAAGAAGATAAATGGGGTGATCCATTAGAAAAAGTTGATAAGTGGCACAGAGAAGGAAATACTTTTAAAACAAAGTATCCTTATAGTTGGACAGTTTTTAGATGTAGTTTAAGAACTCCATTTGGAGAAAAAGTAAAAATTAGATATGTATATGAGCCTAAAGAAATGACATATGAAGAATTGTTAAAACTTGAGGGTAACTGTATACAAGAAGCTCAAAAAGATGGACTTTGCTATTTGAATCATACAAGTGATCCATTAAAAAGTTTTTTAAAATGGAATAAAAAATGAATGGAGTTAATACATTGAATATTAAATACATTTGGGTTACTTTTCGTAAAGAAGGTATCCATAAGTATCCTGATGCTCCTGAAGGAGTAACTTTCTTGAAGTTTCCACATAGACATATCTTTCATTTTAAAGTAAAATTAGAAGTATTCCATGATGATAGAGAAGTTGAATTTATATTGTTTAAGAGAGAGTTAGAAGCTCTTTATGATGAGGAGACATTAGAATTAAATAATCAGTCTTGTGAAATGATTAGCGACACCTTAGCTGAATACATTAGAACTAACTATCCAAAGAGAGACTTTGTTATAGAAGTTAGTGAAGATGGAGAAAATGGTTGTGAGTGTCATTATACTAAAGATATTGAAATGGAGCTAGATAATGAATTTTTGTCACATCACACCGACAGCGTATCTTGATATATTTGCAACAGGTAGAAAATGTCATCTATTGTTAGCACACTTAGTTAATGAAGATAAAGAGTATCGTAGGTGGTACGTAGAACAAAAGAAACAATATAACTTTAATATCATACTTGATAACTCTGCTTTCGAGATGTTTAAGAGAGGAGAGCCAATGTATGATTCTAATAAGTTACTTGATGCTGCAAATAAGTGTAATGCAGATTATGTTGTTATGACAGATTATCCTAATGAGGATTATCATAAGACAATTGAGAAAGCAAAGGAAACTTCTGACACTCTTATAAAACATAACTTTAAACCATTCTTCTGTCCACAATCTGTTGAAGGAGATTTGGAAGGTTTGATTAAATCATTCTTCTGGGCAAAGAATGATCCAAGGATAGAGATGATAGGGTTCTCTATATTAGCTATACCTAATGCATATGGTGTATTGAAAAATCCATTACAAAGATTCTTATCAAGATGGAGATTTATTTGTGAGATAAACAAAAGAGGTTTCTTTCAAGATAATACTAAAAAACTTCATTTGTTAGGTATGCTTGATGGTCCGAATGAGATAGGATTATTAAAGAACTTTATAAGTGAGTTTTCAAGTTGGGATTCGTCAGCAGCTGTATGGTCTGGTATCAATGGATTTGTTTTTGATAACTCACCAACTGGTATGATTACAGGTAAGTTTGAAAGAGAAGTATATTTTGATCATGATACTGCTACAGTTAATGATATAGCTAATGCTACTAAAAATTTAAAATATATAGATGGGATGGTTGATGAAGTACTCAGAAACTGAAATAATTAACGATATACAAAAGTATATTGAGAATACCTATGGTGGACATTATGTTGGGAAGGATCAAGTACAGATTGTAGATCTGTGGGAAAGTCTTGGTAATGTTGAGACTACTGCAAGAGATGTTGCAATGAAGTACTTGATGAGATATGGTAAAAAAGATGGTAAGAATGAAAAAGACTTACTAAAAGCAGTACACTATATTATAATGATGATTCACTTTAGGAGAAAAAATGAAAGCGTTTGAAGAATTTAAAAAGAAGTATGGAGAAGGCACTGCTGCTGACTTAGACTATGGTAAACTAGCAATCATTGCTTTATGCATTTATATTGCAGTACAAGTATCATAGGAGTATAATATGAAACATATACAGAGTCCTAATTCAAGGTCTACATTAACTAATGTTGAACAAAAAGATATACAACCTAATGCAGTTGATCTTAGAGTTAGTAAGTTTTTTAGAGTAAGCACTAAAGACTTTATCATATCAGAAGATCAAAAAACACATAGAGGTTCAAAAGAAATTGAACCAGATATAGATGGATGGTTTTATCTTCAACCAGGTCATTATGAAGTTATAATGGAAAATACAATTAATGTTGGACATAATGAAGCTGGTTGGGTTATTACAAGAAGTACTCTTAATCGAAATGGTTTATTCTTAACTTCTGGATTATACGATACAGGATATGCAGGAGTTATGGCTGGTATGATTCATGTAACGGTAGGTGCAGCTAGAATTAAGAAAGGTACAAGGATAGGTCAGTACTTGAACTTTGAAGCAGAAAGTATTAAAGTATATGATGGATCTTATGGTACAGGTAAGGAGCATGATAAAAAATATGGCTAAATTTTATTCAACAAAAACTTATGGCAATGATAAAGGACTATCATGTTGTTTCAGACAATGGGGTGCAACACATAGTCATTGTTCGTTATTACATGGATACTCTATTGGAGTTAAAATAGTATTTGAATGTGAAGCATTAGATGAGAGAAACTGGGTAATGGACTTTGGAGGTTTAAAAGAGTTTAAGGCTTGGTTGGAAAATATGTTTGATCATACTTTATTAGTTGCTAAAGATGATCCTCATTTAGATAAACTTACTAATCTTGCAACAACTTATAAAAGAGTAGCTGCAAGTGGTACAGGTCCAGGTCAACTTGAATCTACTGACAAGTTAGCTGAAGTTAGAATAGTAGATGGTGTTGGATGTGAGAAGTTTGCTGAAATGATATATCAAGAGTTAGAACTATTCATAAGCAAATGGAAAGAT